GAAAACAACGTAAACATAGATAACTATATGTATGCCAGTAGTTTCAAACTTTAATAACTTAGACCCTTCTAAATACAAAAGATTTTTTGCTATTGGCTGTAGCTTTACAGAATGGTTCTGGCCCACTTGGGCAAACATTATTGCAGAAGAACATCCTCATCTAGAATTCAAATCATATGCTAAGCCTGGCGCAGGAAATTTGTACATATCTACTATGCTTAATCAATTACAGTATTCTGAAGGATTGTGCGAAACAGATTTAGTTGGCATAATGTGGAGTAGTTTTCATAGACGAGACTATTATAATGCTAGCCAAACAGACAATCTAAGAGAAATGTTAATGAACAAAGATGCACCCATACATCTTAATTCACCAGAAGCATGGCATTCGTACGGTGATCAAATACACACTCAGCTCAACGACAACGATCCTACTGGTTATTGTGACAGAGGATTTTTAATGAGAGATCTGGCACTAATTGATACTGCTACAACAGTTATAGAGAACGCTGATTATACAGCATTTGGCATGTTTTCTATAGCACCTGCTGAGCAACAAATTTATGATCCATCTATAATGCAACGTATACACCAAGATGTGTTAGACATGTACAAACATCTAGACGATAAAATGATAGCTAAAAACAGCTTACTAGTAGCATTAGGCGGGCATTATGATAATATTACAGTTACATGGACACCTCCCTGGGTAGAACGAAATTCTGATCATAAAGAAGACGACAAGCACCCTAGCAGTTCAGTTTATTGCCAGTTTTTACAGAGTAACGGGTATACTGTTACTCCAGAGACTTTGCATAAATGCACTATTATTGACGCTAAAATACAACAAACAGCATATTGCAAGGACTTGCAAGCTGATCCTAATTGGAAATACCGCGTAATGCAACATGATGCGGTGTGGCCATTGTGACCGCAGTATCTTCTTGACTAATGATAAATAGTGTGTATAATTACAAGAAAGAGACTTAATTTATGAGTTGGAGAAAACATTTTACACCAGTTGACAATAGTGGGTTACCACTAAATATTCAAGGTCAACAATCTGGAGACGGACCTGGTGCGGCATCTAATCAGTTAGCCAGTTGGTTACCTGAAGTTTATGCTGGGTCACCAAATAGATTAATTCGCTACTTGCAATATGATAACATGGATAGTGACTCTGAGATTAATGCGGCATTAGATGTTATTGCTGAATTCGGCACACAAGAAGACGAATCAACAGGACTACCATTTGCAATTAACTATACTGAATCACCTAGTGATACAGAAAGCAAAATTATAACCAAGACGCTTGAGCAGTGGTGTAATCTTAACACTATGTACAAACGTGCTTTTAGAATTTTCCGTAACAGCATAAAGTACGGAGATCAAGTTTTTATCAGAGATCCAGAAACATACGAATTGTACTGGGTTGACCAAGCAAACATTGAAAAAGTTATTGTTAACGAAACAGCAGGTAAGAAAATTGAAACTTACTTTATTAAAAACCTAGACCCAATATTTGATGAAAAAATAGGAACTAAAGTTTCTAACTTACATGCCAGACCATTTGGTAGTGGACAAGGACTAACAGGTATAATGAGTCCTACAAATCCTACGGCTGGCGGCGGATACTTAACTGGCGCACTAGACGGTGTGGATCAGGGTACTCCAGTAGATGCACAACACATAGTTCATATCAGTTTAACTGAAGGCATGGATGCGGCATGGCCGTTTGGTGTTAGTATACTTGAACCTATTTTTAAAGTGTTCAAGCAAAAAGAATTATTAGAAGATAGTATTATTATTTACAGAGTGCATAGAGCACCTGAACGAAGAGTGTTCTTTATTGACGTTGGTAACATGCCTCCTCATAAAGCAAGACAGTATCTAGAACAAGTTAAGTACGAAGTACAACAAAAACGTGTTCCAGGTAAAACCAATGATGGTGGAAGTGTTGCGGATTCGGCGTACAACCCAATGAGTATGTTAGAGGATTACTTCTTTGCACAAACATCTGAAGGCAGAGGTTCTAAAGTTGACACACTACCAGGTGGTGAAAACTTAGGACAAATTGATGACTTAAGATACTTTAATAATAAACTGTTACGTGGTTTAAAAATACCTAGTAGTTATTTGCCAACTGGCCCAGAAGATGGTAGCCAAACATTTAATGACGGCAAAGTAGGTATTGCATACATTCAGGAATATAGATTTGCAAAGTATGTAGAAAGACTACAAAAGCAAGTACAAGAAGATTTAGACAGAGAATTTAAACTGTTCCTCAAATATAGAGGAATTGAGATTGACTCAGGTACGTTTAGTATAGAGTTTAATCCGCCAATGAACTTTAGTAGTTTCAGAGATATTCAACTACAAACTGAAAGAGCACAACTGTACAATCAAGTTGCCGCTATACCTTATATGAGTAATCAGTTTAAAATGAGAAAATATCTAGGCCTAACAGAAGATGAGATACTAGAAAATGAAGAGTTATGGCGACAAGAGAACAATTCAGATAAATATGTTAGTAACGAGCCAGAAGGACAACCAGGCTTAGGCAATATGGGAATTAGACCAATGCCTAATGATATGATGGACCTTGAAGCTGAACCAGATATGTCTGGCTTAGAGGACCCAATGGCTGAACCAGGAATAGATGCCGGAGTTGCAGATGCAATTGGCGATTTAGGCGGAATGCCTCCAGGGCAACAAGGCGGAATATAGAAATGCGACTTAATGAATTTTACAATCCAGAGGAAGACAACTTTGTCAAGATAGATAAAGATGACGTGCGTAAGAAACGTCTAACTCTAACTGAGTTAAATAAATTAAGAAAAATCCGCGATATAAAACAAGCAGAACAGATAGAACACAACTCTTTTGTGAGGACAATGTACTCACAACCAGCACAGGCAGATACAGGACTCTAGTTAAAACTAGTATATTATTATTTCGTTGTCGAAACTAAATAATATTAGCAGAACTGACAATATTCGGTTTTGCGTCAAAATCACACCGTTTTCCACATATATCCACATATCACACTAAGTAGTAAGTGTATTAGGCGCATCAAGCGCCTTGAGAATAATAAATTTATATTAGGAGGCCACTAATGTCAGAATCAAAAGCGAATCTAGAGCAGATTCTTGAACTACTTTTAGCCGAGGAAAATGAGAAAGCGGAAGAGCTTTTGCATGAGTATGTGGTAGGAAAGGCTCGTAGCGAATACGAAAAAGTTCTCGATGAAGCCGAAGCAGAAACAGACGAAGAAGAAGCAGTTGAAGAAACTGTTGAGACTGAAGAAGACGCAGTCGAAGAACAAATCAGTCAAGATCATGACTTTGTAGACGATATCTCAGCCAATGCTGATGAAGTTGATGCAGAAGAAGAAGGAAGATTGGGTGAAGAAGATGATGATGAAGAAGAATTTGACGGAATTGACGGTGAAGCTGGAGAAGAAGGCGACATCGAAGATAAAGTTGATGATCTTGAAGCAGAATTAGAAGACCTAAGAGCTGAATTCGAAAAATTATTAGGCGGCGACGATGAAGAAGATTTAGGTGATATAGAAGGGGACGAAATGGACCTTGAAGCACCAATTGATGCAGAACTCGACGGCGAAGAAGAATTTGAGTCATTTGAATATGACATAGAAGAGTCTACAGACGAAGATAACGAAGTTGTTGAAGAAGCAACTAAATTATCCGACACAGTAGCTACTCCAAGTGCACCAGGTGAAGATTCTAAAGAATCATCACTAACAAAAGCTCCAGCACAACCGGCAGTTACTTTAGCAAAACCTGTTAAAGCAAAAGACGGAAGCGAAGGCAAAAAAGGTGACGCGGCAAAAGATAACACACCAACAGATAACATTGACGTAGACAGTAAAAACGCCTAAGCAATATTAACTAAAGGAATCTATTATGGCACGAAAACTCTATGAATATTTAAGTCCGCAACATGCCGGGCTTACGTTAGTAGAATCCAAAGATGGGAAGGACTTGTTTATGCAAGGTCTTTTTATTCAGGGTGTAGTAGAGAATCAAAACGGCAGGATTTATCCTCGCCAAGAGATTGAACGTGCTGTAGAAGATGTGAGAACCAGATTAGGTGGAGGCGAAACTGTAATGGGCGAGTTAGATCATCCAGAAGAGTTACAAATCAATCTTGATAGAGTTAGCCATATAATCACAGACATGCATATGGAAGGTGATAATGGCATAGGTAAACTCAAAATTATAGAGACCCCGATGGGTAACATTGCAAGTGCTTTATTAAAAGCAGGCGCAAAGTTAGGTGTATCAAGTAGAGGAAGCGGTAATGTTAACGAAAGTGGACAAGTTTCTGATTTTGATATTATAACAGTAGACATAGTTGCACAACCAAGTGCTCCGGATGCCTACCCAAAGACAATCTATGAGAGTTTATTCAACATGAGGGGCGGAGCGACTATTTATAATACAGCTACCGCTTTAACACACGATAAAAGTGCAGAAAAACACCTAATGAACGAAATGACTCGTTTTATTAGGGAATTAAATATAAAGTAAGTAGGAGACTACTATGGCAGTGAAATTTAACGAGATACTTGAAGGACTAGAACTTTCTGAAGAAGTTGGTTCATCTATTCAAGAGGCTTGGGAAAGTAAACTTGTCGAAACAAGAGACGAACTTACAGCAGAGCTTAGAGAAGAATTTGCCCAGCGATACGAACATGACAAAGGTCAGATAGTTGAAGCAATGGACAATTTCATCACTACTAAAGTTACCGCTGAAGTTGCCGAACTTGCAGAAGACAGGGAAGC